TGTATAATAAACAAATTGGTTTGGGGATAAAGTGAATGTTTTGAGTATCTCGTTAGTGCTAGCACCATAAATACTTAACGTAATAGTGCCTTCACCAATATTCTTGAACATGTAAGTTTCCCCTCTGTTGATAAGCACTCCGAAGCCCTCATTTGTTTCCACATTGCTAGCAGGACGTTCTATTGTTCGGAATAAAGTGGTTTCAGTAATCTGCGTTGTTAAGCCGCTGAGTTTAGAATCCTGCTGCTCTGCAATATCCGCAAGACCAGCGAGAGCACCGCCTACCCTCTCGGCGGTGTTCTCGCCCACCTGCGTAGCGTTCTTGGCCGCTGCCGCCTGCTGTTTAATTTCGTTTATTGTCGCCATATATTAATCTCCTATTGCATGAATGTGTGCCCTCGTTCCTCTTTGTGCCTTTACTTCCCCTTTCGTGGTGAATGTCTTGAGGTATTCAAGGGCATCTGATAAATATCTTTCTGCCATATCCATGATGTCGTTGTATTGCTTATTGCTTGATACATCTTGAACATGGTCTGAATAATCGTCTCTGTGGCGCATTCCACCTGCTCGGCTTATAATTGTGCCATCGGCACGAAAAAGTCTCGCATACGTGAAATAAGCGAGTGCTTTGCGTATTCCGCTGGTGTACTTCTGCACCTTGGTTTCGTCTTGGCTGCAATCGCCCTCCTTCTTGGTGGTGTATTCGCCACCATCCAGGAAGACCGCAGGCTGGAAATCGGACAATACTGAATCGCCCCACTCTCCCTGCTCGGTCGCTGCCTTGAACCGCTCCCACCCGATGGCTGGTATGATGTTCGCATCTTCGCATTCCCGAATGTATGCGTTCACATCATCCTCATCTAGGTGTGTGCTGGTCGGTCTTGCCAGTTCTCGGAACTGATCAACCGTGATAAGTTGTTTTCTTTGTTCTCCCATAGGCTCAATCAATTAGTCTATCGTGTTGTTCCCTGCCACCTCGCTGCTGATATACTTCAACGGCTGTAGCTTGGGGTCTAGGTTCTGAATGGCTGGGTCGTGCCAATTCTTGAAAATCTTCTTGAAGGCTCGCTCGATGAAACGCTGCTCGGTTGTCACTTCGCCAGCATAGTATTCGTAAGCGTCCTGCATAACTTGTCCGCTGAATCCCAACTTGCCAATACGGATGGAGTAGAAGAGTTCTTGATGGAACTGTGCGTAGATGCGCTCGATAACGCTGCTGTCGGTCACGGAAAACTCCTTGTCGAAGTTTTTTGTCGGGAAGGCGACAACCTTCGGTTCGTCTTCCTCGTTCTCAACCTCGACCGCAAGAATCTTCGCTGTGTTCTCGTCCCCTTGGAACTGCAAAAGGTCTTCATCGGAAATCATCTGTCCGCTCTCCACCTCTTCGCCATTCTCATCGAACTTTGGAACGCCCTTCTTGGTTACGAGCATACACGATACGAGGAAGTTGTTGCGGACGTTTCGCATCTTGACGTTACTCAGTCCCTCATCGGTCGAAATCTCAGTGATGGCTGAATCGTAGCTGGCTGTCGGATAAATAAACTGTCCGTCTAGGCTCTGCCACAGAACCTGCCCCTTGTAGCTATCGATGCCTCCTGCGTTTTCAATCTGCTCAAGGACGATGTCGGGGTCGGGATTGAATACGTTGATGCGCTCGATGGTCTTGTCGTTCACCATCAACCGCTTTCCGTTCCTCGTTTTCTTCTGCTCCCAGTCGGGATGCAGCAAGACGTGCGCCACGCTCCCCTTGTCGTCCGTCTCTTCCAGTCGGCAATTCTCAAAGGGTACGTGGCTCACGCTCGACACCTGCCCTAGAACGTTGTAGTTTACATGAAGGGCAAAGCCTCCAAACCTCGCAAGGTCTTGCGCTACGTTCCGGAGCAAATCGTCTGCCGTGTCCCCCTGCTGGTTCATCGCCAACGATGCTAGAATGTCGCTATCAAAGCCGTATCCCTCAATGAATCGGGCGTAGCGGTTAAGGCACAGCATTGCCGTACCGCTGGCTTCCGTGATGCGTGCGAGGTTCTGCGGATATAGATTATCATATCCGTATGCCTGCATCTTGAATCGGCTTACGTAGCCAATATCAACCCTTCGCTTTGGCTTCTTAACTGTCTTAACGTTCATACTGCTTGTGTCGTTTTACTTGTTGTTTTGTTACTCTTCCTTGCCTGCTTTCTCGGCTTGGTCGATGTCTTTCTTCTTGTCGCTGCCTGCTGGCGGCTGCTTGTTCTCGATGAGTTCATCGCTGGGTATCTTTTGGAAGTAGCTTTCCATGTGTGGGTACTTCGTCAGATATTCGTGCGCTACCTTGTCGGTCAGGTTCTCGTTCGTGAAAATCTTACCATGGTAGAAATCCGGGCAGGAAATGATAAAACCTGCCTTCATTGCGTAATTACATGTTTTTGGCATTGCCTTTTCTTTTTTGAGTTTTAGATAAATTTCGATTAAAGCATCGTGGTAACACTGCTGGCAGGTTGTCGGAACAAAACGCTTGCGTGTTACCTCGAAATATAGAGTTTCTATAACTGCCTTGTCAGTTGCATCAAAGGGTCTGTCGAAACGTGCCTTCAACTCCACGACCTTGGCTGTTGCTTCCTTGTATGTCATAGGCTACGCTGCTGCTTCCGTCAGAAGGCTCTGATACTTGGCTGCTGTTGTCTCGCTGTCGGTGTCAAAGAAGAAGTAAGCTGCCTTTGGTACGCTCTCCTCTTCCAGCGTGATAAGCCAGCCACCCTCGGTGTCGTCTGAGTACTTGTCGTTCTCGCCTGCACTTGCCTTCAGTGCCTGCGCATATCCGAACACCTGATACTCTGCCTTTCCGTCCGTTCCCTTAGAGAGATTGCGAAGGATGATAACGAACTTTCCATTCGCCAGTCCGTCAATGATATTGGCGCAAACGTCAGGTGTGTTAGCCAATACCACGACTGCTACGGTGTTCTTCCAGCTGTTGCGGTACGTGCCAACGGTCAGCTCGGTCTTGGTTCCAGTGAATGGCTTGCTGCCTTCCTGCCGGATAGCGTATGCTTTCTTGCCAGTCTTCAGAACTAATGTTTTAATTATATTGCCCGCTACAACGGACTTGGTGAAGTCGATGTCGTCTCGGTTGATGATAAGTCCATCGCCCTCCAGTCCCTTTGTTACTTGGTCTTCGCAAGGGATGATGATGTCCTGAGCGATAAGGCTCTCGCAAGTTGTTGCCATATTAATTCGTTTTTAATTGTTATATCCCCAACACCGTTTTGTGGGTGTTGAGGATTGTCAAAATAACTTAATACTAAACTGAAAATTTGGAGCGATTAGTAAGCTGCATGGATCATGCCCTCTTCGAGGAGAGCCGTGCCAATCTTACCGGTAGCATAGAGATAGTTTCTGCGCTCCTTCTGGTCGAACCAGATGTCGAGGTCGCTAATGAGTGCATCGGCATCAGTGCCCACCATAAGGTGTTTAGGGTTACAGAATACCGCACGGTGTGGAAGGTTGATTGTCGTCTCGCCCTTCTCGTATGCGTTAATCATTCTATCCCAGATGCCGACACGAGCAATCTTCACTCCGTTGTAGGTCGCTACATCGAAGCCATCGAACACCTTCTCCCACGGCATAATATCGTGGTAGGTCTGCTTGATGTCGTAGGTCAATGCGTCAGCAAGCGAGCGTGTCATGAGCAACACTGCATCGCTATCGTCAATGATACGTGTGTCTACGTCCATCAAGATAGCGTCTACGACTGCTGTAGCTGCACCCTTCTTGCGTAATGCTGAAACCTGCGCTGCTGTCGTAGCCTCGCTGTTGGCTGCGATGGTGGTATGGTTCTTTGTTGCTGTAGCTGTAAAGATACGCTTGAACAGACCGTCACAAACGTTGAACATGCTAACGTCCGACCCTGCTGTCAGCTTGCCGCCACCTGCACCTGCCAATGCTGCCGCCTTGTCACCAAACCAGCCGAAACGCCAAATCATCTGCTGCATGGCTCGCTGGAGTGCATCGGTGTAGATGGTCATGAAGTCTGTGCTGGTAAGGTCGCCAATGGCTGTTCCAGTCTTAAGGCTGTATTCTGCGATTGAACCCTTCAATGCTTCGTAGCAAATCTTGATAGGAATCTCCCACTGCCCGAGTTCCCAACGCTTCTGAGAGTTGGCGATACCCTTCTCTTCGTAGGTAGGGTCGCAACCGCCACCATTCTTGCCGACCATTTCCATCTCACCGATAAGTGCGATTGGATCATCGTTCTTGACCTTCATGATGTTCACGAATGAAGAAAAATCCTCATCTTTGTAGAAGGTTTCCTGCACGGCATCCTTGATGCTTGCGAGGTTTTCTGGCTCGAGTTTAAGGTTCTCAAGCTGCTTTTTTGTAAATCCTGCCATTATTTTCTTTTGATTTAATGGGTTATACTTGGTTACTTCTTGCCCTTTTTGTGGAGCTTGGCAAGTCTCTCCTTGATGGCGTTCTTGCCTTCCTCGACAGCGTTCACGTTGTCGCCTGCGCCCTTGCCGCTTGGCTGTCGCTGCGCTGGCTGGTAGTGGCTGCTGTAGCCTGCCAACACCTTCTCCGCACCGCCTGCCATCTTCACGGCATTCAGGATGCGCATGTCTTCCTTGCTCTTTGCGAGTTTCTGTGCGCCTGCCAGCTGTGCCTTCGTGTCGTTCAACTGCTGCTTGAGTGCTGCAACCTGCTGCTTCAACTTAGCTACGGTGTCGTTGTCGGTGCTTGATGCGCTGCCGCCCTCACCGCCTTCACCGCCCTCATTGTCGGTGTTGTCCGTCTTCTCATCGTCTGCGGTCTGAATGTCGGTAATTACACCGTCTTCGACAACAATTGTCTTACCGTCCGGCATTTCAAACGTTCCGTCCGGACTTGCCTTGTCGCCAACTTGTGGATCTCCCTCTTCACGCTCAACGGTCAGTGTCTGTCCGTCTGCTGTGTTGAGTTCCATCGCCTTTGGCTCTGCCTTGGCTTGTGGCTCTTCCACCACCTGCTCTGCTTCCTCCAGTGTCTTAACGCCCAACTTGGCGAGAATCTTGTCGAGGAGAGAAGCCTTTACTTCTGTCTTTTTCTCCATTGCTTTTGGATTTTGTTGTTTTGAATTAATAAAATTTTCGATATTGCGTTTTGATGCGCTTGCGCTGAGTGCTGAAACGGTGCTGCTGATAAGACCTAGGCGCAAAGCCTCGCTGGTGTTGATGAAGATGTCCTTATCCATCAGGGCTTGTATCTCTTCCCTATCGCACTCGCACCGCTCTACGTATGCGTCCACCATCTTATCCTGCCACATCTGCATTTCCTCGCCCAGGTTCTTCAAGTCCTTTGCGTTCAGCTGGTCGCCCAACCCCCAGCCAGGAACCCACGGGTTGTGCAGGAGGAAGGCAGCGTTCTCGTATGCCTTGCGGCTCTCCTTTGGTGCTGCGAGCATGATGATTGTTGCCATTGACGCTGCCTTGCCCTCAACGGTGCAGGAAATCTTCTTTCCGCTCTGTCGCAGTCGGTCGTAAATCGCCCAGCCTTCGACAACCGAGCCGCCATTGCAGAAGATGCGCATATCGATTGTATCATCGTCTTTCGGTATGCTTGCCGCAAAAGCATCTATATCCTGAAAGCATACGCAATCGCCTCCCCACCATTGATACCAGAACTTGTTGTCTTGGCTGTCGATGTCGTTGTATATTCTGAGTTTTGCCATTGAATCGTGATTTTAAGTTTTAAAACGCTGCAAAGATACGATTATTTTCGGTATGTTTATCTCATAAGCAGTTAATTTTTCTAAACAAGCCAAAAATTTGCGCTCTAAGCGGCTTTTATTGTCTTGGGTGTGTAACTTTACCACCTTCAAGCGAAAACCGCTCAGAACGCAAATCTTGATGAAATAACTGCAACCCTTAGAACCTGCCGATATTCTCTATCGTCTGCACTCTCCGCTGGGTTCGGTTTATCTCTTCCACGCTCACTACTGGCTGTGGAGCCATCTGATACCCTCTAGCGACCGCTGCCGCCAGCATATCCATGCCGATGTTGCTTCCTCCGTTGTTCACTACGATAGGCACGCCACCGCCTAGCTGGTTGAATGCGGATAATATAGGGCTGAACATCGAAGTCGCCTTGGCGGTCATTACGCTCTCGCCATTGGAAAGCCTTGCCGGGATGCTGTCGCTCGTTCCAGTGCCTGCGCCCTGAACATATCCACCAACGGCAAAACCTTTAACGAGTGCTTTCGCTCCTGCAAACGCTGCTTTGACCAGTGCCATCAATGCTGCTGCACTCGCAACACCTCCCCACGACTTGCTTGCAATCTCCTTTGCGAGGATTTGGGCAAAATAGGCGTTGACCGCTATCTCGATTGCGTCCAGTATTGATGTCAGCATCGATTTGAGGAATGAGTGCAGCGATTTATCCTCGCTCTCGAAGAACTCGGAAAGACCGTCTCCCATGGTCTGTATCATGTCGCTCATCATTTTCAGTTGCTCTTCCGTCAAAGCTGCCTTTTTCTTGTTGGCTTCCTCTTGCTCCTTGACTTCTGCATCGCTCAAATCCTTTTGTAGCTGTTCCTGCACGGCTGCATAGTCCTTGTATGCGTCCAGCTTGCTCTGAAGGAAAGCCTTGTATCTCTCCAGCTTGGCTGCTTCGTCTTCCTCTCCAGTGCCACCGTTCATGATGTCCGCATCCTTGCGTGCCTTTTCCGCTTCCTCGAACTCCTTGTTGAGTTCGTCCACAATCTCCTTGGCTTGGTTCTTCAAGTCCGCTTTCGCCTTAATCATGATATCGAGAAGTTTTGCCTGCATTTCCTGCGCCTTTTCCGCTCCGATTTGCCCTGCCGCCACGTATGCGTCAATGCTTCGTGCCACCATGTTCTTCTCCAGCTGTTCGAGGTCGTTGCTGTAGTCTCGCTCGTTGTCGTACATGCCTGCGAGGTATCGCTTCTTTGCGTCCATTACTTGCTCGTTGTACTTGAACTGGATAAGTGCAATCTGTGCCTGCAATTCCTTTTCCTGCTTCTTCCTGCGCTCTGCCTCTGCCTTTGCTTCCGCTTTCTCCTTGGCTATCTGTGCCTTGGTCTTGGCAGTGCTGCCCTTGTCTGCTGGTGTCGTTCCCTTGTTTCCGTTCGTTGGCTCGCTGCTGGTCGCTCCACCGTCTAGGTTCGCAAGTTTCAGATGGTTCAGTCTTCCGTGCACGGTGTTCTCGAATCCGTCAGCGAATGTGTTTCCTATCTCTATACCAGCATTCTTGATGTCATGCCATGCTTCCTTGATAGTGCCGGATATGTCGAACATCTCCTTGAATCCCTTCTGTGCCTTGGATAGGTCGAATGTAACTATACCCTCGAGAATATCAAGCATGCCCTTGGCTGCAAAGCCCATCCTCTTGAATGCGTCTATTGCTAGATTGCATACGAGCTTGATTGCGTTCCACGTCAAGCGGAAATTTGTGCCGATTGCATTGATTGCACCTCGAAGAAGAAGGCTCTCATTGTACCAGTCGATGAAGTAGTTGATGGTGTTGAACAAACCCTTCATTATCTGGACGAGAATCTTTGTACCGAACATCTTGCCCTTCTCGATCATCTCCTCGAATCCGTGCTGGCTCATATCGAACATTGACGAAAGGTAGGTGTTGAGTTCCTTGTGTAGCTTGATGTTCTCCAGCTGGGTCTCTCCCCACTCTCCAGTCTGCTTCTTCACTTCTTCGATGTCTGTTGTCATCGTGTCGAGCTGTTCGATAAGCTGAATACCAGCTTGCGCTCCCTGCTTTCCGAAGACGTTCTTCAGAACATCGCCCACCTGCTGGCTGTCCGCTCCGAAGTTCTTCATCTTCGTGCTGACCTCTTGAATAACATCGAAGGTACTTTTCGTTCCTTTAGCTAGGTCTTCCTGCACTTGCTTGCTTGAAATACCGATAGCATCAAGGCTGGAAGCCGTGCCGCTGCTCATCTCACGAATTTTCTTACTCGCCATATCGATGATGTCGAGACCCTTGTCGCTGAAAATACCGCTACGTGTCTGCTGAATGATAGCAACCATCTGGTCTGCCGATATTCCTGCATCGTGGAAGGTAGGAGCATACTGCTGTATCTTCTGCAACATATCGCCAGATAGGTCTGCACCGCTTGCAAAGCCATCGTTGATAACCTTCATCGCTTCCTCTCCCGATAGGTGGTAGTTCGCCATGAGGTTGTCAGCCGTTCCGAGAACGTCCTTGAAATCCTTTCCCATAGTGTCCGCTGTGGCTGCGATGCTGTTCCTCATCGTCTCCAAAGCTTCGCCAGTGTAACCAGTGAACTCCCTTGTCAGTCGTGTGGCTTCCATCAATCCCTTGTTGTAGTCATAGAACCATTTGAATGTCATACCAACACCGACAACGCCAGCGAGTGCAGCAAAATATGGATTCATAACCAAGCCGATTGCGGTCTTACCGAACGCCTTCAGCTTGTCTGTCAGTCCATCCATATTCTGCGCAAGTTTGATGATGTTGCTAACCTCGGTATCATTGACAATATCCATACCAAAGAACTCCGTCCCCTGCAGGTCATCTGCTGCTTGCATCATCGAGTTGTAATAATTGCCAACGTTGCGATAATATCGTTGCGTCTCCTCCTCAGCCAACTTCAACTTGTCAGTTATCTCGTTGATATGCTGGGCTAGGGCTTGCCCCTTCGCTCCCTCACGTTCTGCCTTCGCCATTTCATCGTATTTCTTGGTGGCATTGGATAGCTGGGCACGCAACTGCTTCAAGCTGCCCTCCTGCTCGTTCTCTGTGCGCACATTGTTCTGGATCTCCTTCTGCAGGGCACGCACGTTGTACTGGTACTCCTTGATGGTTGCGTTGATGGCTTCCGTCTGTACCTTCATCTCGTTGGTCGTGATAGTTTTGTCTTTTTCCTGCTGCTGCAAGTCCTTGATGCTTGCCTTTAGCTGGTCTATCTTCTCTTTGTATCTGATGATGCCATAGATTGCATCCTCGTACTTGACCTTGATGTCAAGAATCTGCTGTTTGTCTTCACTTACCATAGTTCGTTCTTTTTAGTTGTTCAACTCTATCATTGTAACCTCGCAATATCCGCTGCTTGTTGTCTTGATTTCAAGAACCGCAAAATACGCTCCGTACTGGGCAAGGTACACTGGCTTCGTTTCGTCAAAGTTCAGTATCTCCAAATCGGAAAGACTGAAACGCTCCACAATGTGGTGTGGGTTCGCCACCGTCTTTCTCAACTTCTCCAGCTTGTTGTCGAAGATGTCCTGAAGGTCGATGTTGAAAGCCAATTCCGCATAGCCGGCATCGTTCTTCGTCAGGTTCACTATGCGGTCTTTGCATGCCTTGTATTTCGTTGCGACTTGTCTGGTGTACGTTGTGTTGCCAAAAGTGGATTGCTTACTTTCCCATTCGTATATCGGTATGCGGTTTCCGTCCGTGGCTGCAAATGGTAGCGTACAGACGTCTTGCGTATACTCCAGTGTCTTGTTGTCTATAGTCATATCCGCATCGTGCTGCTGGTATACGGTGTTGTCTTCCTTCCACTTGTAGATATTATGCTGGCAGTAGTCCTCTACGCTGAAATCTGTCTGCCTTGGATGGTTGCTGGCTTCGCTTGGGATGAGCTTCTTCGTCCAGTCCACCGCTTGCGCCTTGGTTTCCCAAAGGTTCACGATGTCTGCAAACGTAAGTGTTCCACCAATAAACCGCTGGCTTGGAAACGTTGATGTCAGAATGCAGATACACTTCAAGAAGTCAGTTACCTTGATGTCGGGCAGGTTCTTGCCGATAGGGAAATTACCTCCGTAGGGTACTTCATCGCTCTGCTTGATGCTGGCAGACAACCGTCCGTTGTAGCACTTCAATCCCATTAATCTCTTGTTTTTCGGGTGCTTCATTTCGAAGGTTACGATGTCGCCCTCTTCCAGTTCTATCTCCCCTCGTCCTGCTACAAGGTGTATGAATCTGCCTCCTACAAGCTGGTCGCTGGTGTCGGTTACTGATGGATCTATACCTTCGATGTATGAAGTTCTGCCTGCGATGTAGGTCTTGGTGTATTCGCTTTCCTCTTGGTCGCTCGTATGCTTGGACACGACCTTAACTTCGATGTAGCAAGGTGGGTAAGAGTAAACAGCCTGCGTTTCGGTCGAGCCTCCGTAACTCCAGCTTTTATGCAATGAAGGATTTACTTTCGATGCGTCCCACGACCAGTTCATCTGAACATCGAAAATCATCGTGCAGGCAATCTTTACATTCAGCTGGCTGTATCTGTGCCCAATCTCCAGCCCATCGAATACCTCCGATAGGCTCGTTGGTTGGAAGTCGAGAATACCGAGGTTATCTGTTGAAAAAAAAGTACCCTCAAAGCTGCCTACAACCGTCTGCGCATCTGCCTTCCTTGTAATCAACGGTACAGCAAGTCCCTTTATGATTTCTTTCGCTTGATTGCTCCAGCCGAATGCCACACCAGTCTGTGCCGTAATTAGGTCTAGGATATACTTTGCCGTGACGCTTGGCTGGATTGTTCCATTGCTCCAGGAACTATCAAAAGAGCCACCTCCACCAAAAGAGCCGCTTCTACTGCTCGCTCTCGCATTGCTCTCCGTCTCGCTTTTACTCTTAACAAGAATAGTCGTGCCAGTGCTGTATGCTTTGATGGCGTTGATGATAAGCCATTCCGCTGTTGCTGGTGCTTGCAGGTCTACATCGATAGGCATGCTCTCGCTCGTATATTTAACGCTGTAGGCTCCTCCTGCCTGCACTTGGGATAACTTACCGTCCGAGAGATAATAAGCCGCCACAGCCGTGCTTATCGCCATACTTATCATCTTATCTACAGAAGGTTTGATGTATACGAGGAGACCGGAAGGCTTGCTCTTTACCACATTAAACTCAGTTTCTCCGGCTTCGCTTATCTCATACGTTCCCCATGGTGTCGTCTCTCCGGTCTTCGTGTCAAGTGTTCCGTATTCAATAGATCCAGCCTTCTCTGCCCGAACCCTGATGGATATTGTCACCATGGCAACGCTCGTTTCGAGATTGGCGATGCACGCTCCTGCACTCACGAACATTCCGAGCATAGGATCTGGAGCTGGTAGTACCGGATAAGTCTCTTTTTCGGTCTCCCCGGCATCATCGGCAAGGCTAATAACGTTCTTGTTGGTGTCGAGTATTGCCCATGTCCGGAATTGTCCCTTGCCTAAAACCTTGCTGATGGTGGCTCTCATTCCTGCCTCGAAAGGTATGATTGCACACTGGTATGTCTCATCGGTCAAAACCTCGCCAGATACATACTTTCCGACCTCTGTTCCAGTTCTTATCTTACCTTCAACGAGTGAGTATGTCGTGTCGCTGTTCCCTCCAACGTTTCGGTCGTATCCATACCATTCATCGCTTGATGTCTTAGCCACTGCCGTTTCGTATCTTCCATAGAATACTCCATCCGCTATTGCCTTCTCGTAGGTGTCGTAGCTGTTATTCTTGGTGAACCGCAGATACTTCGTGCAATTCAACTCGTTCAGCTTTAGGTCGGACGATTGCAGCGTTGCCAATGCTTGGAACAATCCCCAATAAATCGAAATTTCGATGGTTTCCTTTACGCTCAGAACGCTTGCCCTTCCGCTGTGGATAATCTCCAGTCCGTTACGGAAATAACGTGCTGTGTGGAAAATATAGGGGTATTTGCTGCTTGTGCTCGGTTTCCCTGCAAACTCCAGCACAGCCATATTGTGCGCTGTCTTTGGCAGGTTGATGGTGTATGTCGTGTTGGCGGTCATTTTCGTGATGTCACGGAAAAGGTTGCTCTTGATGTCGAGCGTGATTGCCGAATCCTCGCTCATATCCATAAGAACACCGTCTATGTATAGTTGCTGGTCTGTCATAGCTGCTGAATCTGTGTATTGTTAATAACTAGGTTGCAGACGAAATCCTGCAACTCTGCTGTCGTCTTGGTGTAGGTTCCTGCCTTGATTGTCACACTCTGCCACTTGTCGCCACCGAGGTACATATCCACGACCGGGCTGCTTGCCACATCTTGCAGGAAATCGAACGTCTCGCTGTCTACCAATGGTGCGCAAAGAGGTATTGTGTCCTCTCTGCCGTAGCCCTGCCTTCTGCCGTTTGCTCCGAGGTAGCCGAATATTGTATCGTCATACTCTCCGAGGTTGTTGCGTACAAAGCTGGTGTCGCTGCTTATCGCCCTGCTCTCATCGCCTTGCGTGAATAGCCAGTAGCGATAGAATCCGTGACGGTCAACCCAGCGCAGGTAGATGCCCTTCTCCGTGTTGTCGGTCTTGATGGCTGCCAGTTCTGTATACTTGCTGCTGGTCTTTAGATAGAACGTGAAATCAAAGGTCGTGTCGAAGGTCGCCTGCTGTATCTTTCCGTCATAGTCCTTGATTGAGTAGGATTTCGCTCCTGCCTTTAGAACCTTGCTGGTAATCTCGAAAATACCCTGCTCTGCGATGTCTAGGTGCTTATTCGTAACCCTTCCGTCCGCATACACAAGAAGGCTGGTTTCCTCGTTGATGTATAGACCGAAGGAGAATGGAAAGTTCGTGAACCATGTCAGCTTCTTGTTTGCGTTCCATGTCTCTCCTGCCCTCATCGCTCCCCAAACATAGAAGGTCGTGTAGCTGAATGTTGCAAGGTCGCTCCCCTCGCTGTTCTTGACCTTCACGGAAACATCGAAAACCGCCCCGAGGTTACTCTTCTGGCTCTTTCCGCTGTAGTCAATGTTTCCGAAGCTGATGCCATCGAAGAGTGCCTGCACATATTCCCGGTAGTCCATGATGCAATTATCGGCAAACGCTTCCACGCTGTACGTGTACGTCTTGGTCTCCCTGCTGATGGTTGCCTCGATGCTCGCAACACCCGAGCCGCTCGCCTTGATGATGCAAGGCAAGAATGCGAAGCCTACAGCGTCCGGATATTGCATCGTGATATTGTTTTTTGTCGTCTGTCTCATACCGTCTCATTGTTTAGTTTGATACTTCCCACCGAAAGATGGATTAATGAAATAAGTCGCTGCCCCAGCCGCTTCATCGTGTCTGGAACGACATTGCTGTATACGTCAGCCCTGCCGCCCGTCCGGTGCAGTTTAGAACCATTGTTGGCGATGGTGTGGGCGATGGCTCCTGCCATGCTCATGTCGCCACGCTCTTGTGGAGTGTACTTGTGTGCCCGGTCGGTCTTGTAGGGGATAGGTCTGCCGTGCAGTCCCTTGTCTTTCATCCACTGCCGGATGATGCCACGGAAGCCGTATGGTATCTTTCCTGCCCTTCGTCCGGTCTCGAGAACCCCGAATGGCTTGTGTCCCCAGAGGATGGTTTCGTCCTCGCTGGGCTGCTCCACCTTTAGGCTCGCTATCGTTCGCCCTGATGCGTTCTGTCCGTTGATACGTATGTGGTTGATGATAAGCTGCCGTGCTCTCTCCACTTCCTCACGCATTATCATCGATGCCGCCTTGGGGTCGAATTGAATACCTCCCTTGCTCATACCTCACACCCTCCTATGCTCTGTGTCAGCTGAAGGGAGTACATTACGCCCGACACGATCGTGCTCAGCCGCTCGATGATGGTCTCGTAGTACTGCTGCCCCTCCAGCGGTTCGAACTGGTGCGACTGGTTGATGGCTCGTATCATCCTTACCCCTGCCACCTTCATTCGGTCGATGCACTCTCCGTTGTCTTCTCCTTCCGCTGTCCTCGGTACGGTGTCGAGATAAGCCAGGGCAACGTTCACGGTGTCGTATACCCTGCCGTTGCGTATCTCTGTCGTGCCGCTGGCTGGGATGATGCAGACGATTGCCGGATAGTTCAGTTTCTCCAGCTTGGTGTCTGCTGTGTCCCAGTCCTCGAATAGGTAGGTGTAGTCTGGTAGCGTGTCTGCTGCCAGCTGCTTCAATGTTTCTCTGATTGTTGCCATAATTATCTAGATTTACGTTTCATTTCCTCTGCCTGCAACTTCTGCAGGTTTCGCTCGTACACGCTTCTCTTGTTGTCCATTTCCATGCACTTGTAGATGCGAAGCCATGGCGTTTTTAGAACCTGGTCGTGGTCGCTGATGCCCATCCTCACTGCGTACCAGTCCAACATGCCGAATAAGCCAAAGCGCAGGGTATCTATGCCTGCCTCCTTCTCCAGTCTCGTTGGCTTCGCTGTGTCGGTGCTCTCGAAGAGTTTATTGATGCGCTCCACCTCTGATGTTACCCAGCCGATGAGCATAACGACATCAACCGCCCTAGCCTGCTCCACTTCCTTGTGGCTCAGACCGAGGACGGTTGTCACTATCTGATACAGACTTTCTTCGCTGTCTGATAGCTGGGAAAGGTCTATTAGCTGCCCGATGGATAGCTGGTTGAGATTGCCGGGCACTTGTTTTCCTCCGACAAACGCTGGTCGTGGCTGCTTGCCGATTCTGTAGCTGGTGTGCCTAGCAACTGCCAGCCAGTACTTGAATGTAGTGTTATTATCCATACGCTTTATATTTTTTGTCGTTATCTTTGCCTTAATACGTGCGCCCTAGCCGTTCCATGGCTCGCTACGGATAACTTCTTCAAGGCTACGTATCGTATTGCGTCTATGCCGTGGTTAAATGCGTCTATAGGCTGGTTCGTTGTCTCTCCATCCCTTGACTTCTTCCACTTGTATTGCTGCATGTTCCCGATGATGCCGTGGCTGCGTCTTGTTATGTTGATGCGAAAACGCTTCAAGATGTCGATGCCGTTGTTGATGCTGTCCGCTCCCTTGGTGCTGCCGATTATCCACAGCCCTCGGTTGTGTATCTCCTGAATGCTCTTAGGCTCTGCCGAATCCGCAATGATAAGGTCTCGTTTCGTCCGTCCTTGCTCCTTGCATCGGTCTGCGATGTCATCGTTCGTCATTCCAGGCTGGTAGATTTCTTCGTCCACCCATAACTCTCCGTGTGCCAAAATAACGTGCTCCAGCGCAGTTGGGTCGTTGGTGAATCCGAAGTCCATACCCCTGCATTCCATCTTCCACTCCTCCCTTGGTGGCAGCTTGTCAACGATGCCCCAGTTCGTAAATATAAGCCCGGTAATCTTTCCGGTCAGTCCTCTAGCGTACACTCGCCACAGTTCGGGGTCGTCAATCTCTTCAATTTTCTTGTGCTCCTGCTCAGTCAGGAATCGGTTGTTTCGGTGGTCGCTCAGGATCAATCGGCAATCATCCCTGCCGATGATGTTGTTGTGCACCCAGAAGCGTGCGCTTGGGTTGTAGTCGATGAACACCTGCTTTCGGGTTCGGATTGCTAGCTGCCAAAAAACTTCGTAGGGCACACCGTTCGCCTCGTTCACGAACAGATAGTCTCGCTTACCGTTCTTCGCATCCTGCGCATCTTGATAACTCTTGAACTCGATGATGGAGCCGTTCTTACCTCTGTAGCTGCTGTCGCTCTTGTTATTCTTGAACCAGTCCAGCAACTCTGCCCTTGTGTGCAGGATGGTGTTGAGGTCTCGCATGGCTCCCACTTTCAAGTTCGGGAGGTCTTGACCGCACACCGTGATAATTGCCATGGGGTGTTCAAAAGAAAGCACTATAAGACGCTGCATGATGGTGTATGTCTTCCCCGAGGACGTGCCGCCCTGGTTTACGAGAAACCTTGGCTTCACGTCCGCATTCGGGTCATACAGTTCGCCAATAACGTCAAATAGCGCCATACTTTCAAACAATAAAACTTAAAACAAAATTATGGTAAAAAAATTATTCTTTATCCAATCCCTCACGCTCGATTACTTCCTGCTCGCTGGATGCACACTGGTGTCCCGAGTTGATGTAGCGTACCTCGATGCCGCCTTGGAATCCTGCGTTCAGGTCGAGCACGACCTTATCAAGTCCGAGCAGCTTGCAAATCTGCGTCTCTGCCTTGATGATGATGTCGAGGTAGCGTGGTTCTCCGAATCCTCGCTTCTCGGCATCGTACATTATCGCCTTGACGGTATCCATCGTTACCAACCCAGTGTCTGGATCCTTGTTAGGCAGTCCGACTTGTGTCTGTGTCTTGCTGTTATAGTCCGCTTTGGATTTCTCCCATGCGTCCCAGGCTTCACGTATCACCAGTTTCAACCTTGCCACCTCGCTTGTTATCTTTTCGTCCGTGTCGGTCAGTCTCTCTTCCCTCCACTCCTTCAATAACCGCTGAATGTCGCAGTGCGCTTGATTGTATTTCGGTCTGTCGAGCCGCTTGCGAACCTCTGCCGTGATTTCTCGCTCCGTCCATCCCTTGCGGTATAGGGGTGCGATAATCTGCAGGCGGTTCTCGATGTCTATTTTCTGCGCTCGATGCTTGTTGTTATTACCTTGTGGCATATTTTTATTCCTTGAAATTTATTTGATTTTTTGTAAAAATTCTACTTGAAAAACTTGCATATTTCAAATAAATTTCGTATCTTTGCAAACGTAATAAGGGAAGAGTCCTTATTTACTGAAACCCTCCGAGGATGAGGGAAAAGTAAAATGAAATCCCAAAGCCTTATGAGAACTTACATTTCGATTAGGATTTGGAAAATCAAAATAACCTTCACGATTGAGCTCTGAGGGTTTTGATTATTCCAAGGGGTGGTGCTCGAACCACCACCCCACTTTGGGATTTCGTTTGCAAATTTACGAATTAATTTTCATATCACCAAATTTTTAACATTATGAGTACTACGAATGAAACTACCTCCAAATCTTGGGGAGGTGCTCGCAAGGGTGCAGGGCGAACGAAGAAATACGCTGCAACATTCTATTTCGGTGCTACCGAGGACGTGGCTAACATCTTGGCAGGGGTCGATAAGAAAGACCGCAGCGACTTCATCAATCAATGTATTATTAAAGCGATGGGCAGGGGTTAATCTCCTGCCTTTTTCGTTTCCGCTCCCTTGGAGGTTATTTTCTGCGAATTTTGCGTGTGTGCCGCTCTTTCTGCAAACTGGTGTAGTTTATCAACCTTGAAGAGAAAAGCCGGCACATCGCAACTATTCGCCATGCTCCTTAAACTCGTCTATCTTGACCGCTTTCTCGCCAGTCAGCTTTTCCCAGCGGGCAATGATAACATCGCAATAATGTGGGTCGAGCTCCATCAAGAACGCATTGCGGTTTAACTGCTCGGCTGCGATAAGCGTTGTGCCACTACCACCGAACCCGTCATATACATTCCAACCTTCCTTTGTGCTATTACCCATCAAATAAGCAAAAAGTGGCACTGGCTTCATCGTAGGGTGTTCCCTTGATACTTTAGGTCGAGCCATATCAATAACCGTTGTCTGCGCTCTGTCGTTGAACCAATTGTGCGCACCTCCATTTTTCCAACCATAAAGACACGGCTCATGCTTCCACTGGTAGTCCTGCCGACCGAGACAAAGCGAATCCTTGTTCCATATCAATGTCTCACGTAGCTCCAAATCTTTCGTGCTCATCAAAGCCTCTCTGAACCACATCGAATAATTGTCGCTGTGGAAAATATAGAAAGCAGCACCCTTCTCCATGGTTTCTTCTGCTGCCAAAAATGCAGCCGACAGAAAATCCCGGAACTTGTCATTGTCCATTTTGTCGTTCTTTACCGTCAGCCCATCCGTTCTATGCTTTCTCTTGCTCATCATAGCAGAACCTTCGTAGCCATATCCAACATTGTATGGTGGGTCTGTAAGATACAGATTAACCACTTGCCCCCCCATAAGGAACTTGACCTGCTCTGCATCCGTGGAGTCACCACACATAAGGCGATGCTTTCCGAGTTGCCACAGTTCGCATTCCTTGCACCGCTGTGGGATTTTCTCTGTGTCCTCATCAAACTCATCGTCCTTTGCCTCCTTCTGATCCTCGTCTGCCTGCTCTCCATTTTTCAATGAATCAGGACTCATCCACCCTTGCAGCTGCCAGTCTTGAATACCCCAGTCCTTCAAGAGGTCGGTATTCCACTGGTTCGCCAGTGCATCGGTGTCCCAGTCTCCGAAGCCAGCATTATCCTTGATGATGAATTCTTTCTTCTGCGCTTCCGTGAGGTCTGATGCCTTGACGATGGTTGCAGTTGGCTGCTCCTTCCACTGGCTCCAGTAGTTGGCGATTGCCAGTTTCTCTGCATCGGTCAGCCGCTGGTCTGTGTCGAGAACGTCCATGATGCCTTCGGGTGTCATGCTCACGATGTGGCAGAGTGCCCTCGTTCTCATATTGCCACCCAGTGCCTTGTAGGTTTCGTCTACGACTATCGGGCGAAGCTGTAGCATCTTAGGAAATACAAGAATGCTCTTTACCAGCTTTTGAAAACTCGCCTCAGTTATGGTTCGAGGGTTCGCCTCGTTCTCGCTGACCCTCGATAGTGCGATTTCTTCTGTTTCCATTTTCTTCTTGTTTTAAGTTCGAAATTTGTGCTTATCTAATAAACACTGGCGCAAAGATACTACTTTTTTGCTTTAGTTGTTTGTTCTTTGCACACTTTTAACTTTTTCCAACACTTCGTTTTTATCTTATCCATCAAAGGCTCGGATGGTCTTCTGCAGGGTTGTCTGCGGTTTCTTAGGCTTCACTCTGACCTTGTATCCTGCACAGACCCATGCGAGGAGAAGTGCGTCTCTCTGGTCCTGGTTCATTCTCGGCATCTTTTGTCCTGCGCTTACGAAATAAGCAAGTTCGTCTTGGGTGATTTTTCCGTCTTTACCCTTCCAGCACTTCTTTAGTGGCTTGACGATTTCGCAGGGGATATTGTAGTGTTTGCAGCACTCGACAATCAAGATTCCGGTCTGATGGTTCATTCCGGTAGAGCGTCCGATTGCTGCTGCCTTGACTGCTGTCATGAACCGATTAAGCACATGCCAGTTGCTTTTGTTGAGCCAGCCGCCTTCAATAACTACCTTAATCTTCTTGCAACTCTCGTTCATAGCCTTGAGGTAATCTATCAAAGCCGGGAAGTTCATCTTGTAGGCGAGAAACTTCTTGGCGTCAAAGACTGCTCCAACTCCGCTTTCCTGATTGTCGGGGTCTATTCCGATTATAACTGTTCCTTTTTCCATTTTTTCTTTAAAGTACTTATTTTGTTTAAATTTCACGCATAAGCGTTTATTTTGTTTTGCTGGTGTAGTTTATTATCCAACACCCTTTACGTGCGCATATACGTGCGCACATGCGTTATTATCCCTATCTTTCCCCTACCCCTTTCTTTCCCTTCTTTTCGGTTGCGATAGAGAAAGCTGGCAGGGATTCCGGAAGTTGTACCTGCGCTTGCAAAATAAATGAATAACTTAATGAATGAATTTTTTTGCAGGGTTCTTCCTTCTTCCACCGCCAGCCGAATGAATAAAAGCATAATTTTCTAACGATTTCTTTTTCTTACTTCTTCATGTACCACCTCGCTTTCTTTGTTTGCTGTCAGACTTCGGGAGATGCGTTTCCGGCTCTCATATCGTAATTTCAAGATGTTATAAGTTTATTTGTTTTGATAGGGAGCCATCCCCTTCTGTCCTCGCTGGTTAAAAACTCTATTATTGAACTCACGACCGATTATTCTTTTTTGTTTTCGAGCAGCCATGCCAGATGCGCTGCCTGCTGCGGATTCTTGAACATTGAAAGAGCCTTCTCTACGTCCGGCTTCTTCCTCTCACGCATCGCTCTGTCGGCTACCCGGTTCTTTGTACCGTAGTTTCTGTAGTGCTTACTCCAGTACTCCTTTTGATACGCCCGGTATTTTTCCCGGTTTCTCTTTCGCCACTCCTTTGTGGCTCTGAGGATCTGTTCCCGGTGTTCCTGGTAGTACGTTCTGTTCTTCTCCCTTGTTGCGAAATCGCTCATTGCATTCAAGTATTACCTGATGTTCTACATATTGCTTGCGTGCCGGGCAGTATATGCCATTTATGCAGTTTCGCCCGGCATCGCAAGCCTTGCATAATTCACTCGCCATACGTCCACTAGAATGGTAAATTCTCGATGTCGTAGTCAGTGAAGGCGATATTCTCGTGTCCCTCGAATGGGATGCAGTGAGTGAAGTCTGCTGGCTTTCCGGTATGTAAAGGAAGGACGTTGTATCTATTCGTTAAACTCTCTCCACGGTCACGAATGAATAACGCAGGAAGCCACTTGAATTCTTTTCCGAGCCTTACCAGCACCTTGTCGAAGACCTTGAAGGCTGGCTGCTCCTTCGCTTCCTTCTCTTTCTTCCAGATGGCATAATGCTTGTTGAACAGTTCGACTTCGTTCTCTGTCGCTTCTCGAAGTTCCTTGCTTACGCTGATACGCAGGTCGAAGGTTTTGCCGGTCACGAACTTCTCGTTCTCGATTTCGTACTGCTTGCCAAATGTCAGCGTATCTTCGCTTTCGTTCTTATCGATGAGTTCGCCGATGATTGTCAACTCTCCGTCCTCATCGTCCTCGTTGAAAACGTAGAGTTTGCCGACTTCAAACGCTGGCTTCAAATCCACAATCTGTTTCTTCTCACCATCCCAGCGTTTGCCCTCCTTTTCTAGAGCATCAAAGAGTTGCTGCTTTTCTTCTTTTGTGGCGTAGCGTAATAACTCTTTTCTAACAGAAGTTTTATCTGGTCTTACAAAGCTATTGTATATAACTTTATCTGTAATATTATCTCTATACCCAGCATAGAAATTTAAGTTCTCTCCATTATGATAATCGCCATGAAGAATATAAGTTTCTGCTATCACATCTTCGCTATCTATGTAACGAATCTCCAACGACACTATATCTCCATCCTTGAAATCTGGCTGAGCCTTCTCAATCTCCAGAGTCTCACGGTTCAACTTGCCGCCAAAAAATTTCTCAATAGAGTTGATGTAGGTCTGGGCTTCATCATCGCTAGCTTTCCTAAACGTAAAAGTTATCATTTCAGATACTTCTTTGTTATAATCTTCGAAACATTCATTCCACAGATAATGCTTTCCTTTAAATCTTGTGTAGCGATTATCTTTAAACCCTTCAAAGATAACATGTATGTTGGCATCTCTATGAACAAGCACATCTCCCTTCTTGAAGAACTTGCTCCAGTCTCTCATTTCTTTAGAAGGGAAGAGAAGAACTTCTCCTTCTTTATAGATTTTTCCGTTCTTGTCGAAAAAGTGCTCTCTTTCGGCTTCGTCCTCAGTCCAGATTGCTTTCGCACTGTCCTTGTCGTTTGCCATTCCACTGTGCCACACCCTTCCGCATTTTGGCGTGTACAATTCTGTACCGTACTCTTCATTTTTGAGTATCTCGTAAATATCAATATCTTTCTGTTCCATTTTCTGAATGTTTTTATTGTTTGCTATTCTCACTTTCATAATCTGAATGTTTTTATTGTTTATAACTTCACTCGCCCGAGTTTTTTGTATAGTTCCACCAGTTCCTGAGTGTCAAGCCAGAAATCGGTGTTTCCGATGTATACGTGATGTCGGTGTTCGTCCGTGACGATTTCTATCTTCTTCATTTCTTATCTGCGTTTAAAATTGTTCGGGTCCGCATTGTAATCCTTGAGGATACATTCTAGAGCCTTTACATCATCATCTGCCAGCCAGATGTCATCATATCCGACTAACAGGTGGTGAAGACCACACTCACGGACCAGTTTTACATCATTAACTCTGTGCATAGCTAATACGGTTTATGATAACTATTTAAAAAGTTCCTGCTGCGGATGAATGATGTCTGCACGCTTCTTCTTAGCCGCCCAGAGAAGGAGGTTGGTGTTCTTGGTTCCAGCATTCTTCTCGAGGTCTCTGATGATGCAGGTCAAAGCATCTTGAACCGCTTCGCTTTCGTTACCGTAGAAGATGCCGAGCTCATCATATCTACTCGGGTAGGCTACCGGACTGTCATATCCGTGCTTTCCCTTCTGAATGCTGTAGCCCCATATCCAGCCGAACTGTGTGTTGGCGGTCATTACCTTCCATCCCCAGTTGTCTGCTCCCTCTACGGAATACCCGATTACGTGCGGATTGATGCACTCATCCTTGATGTTGTACCGGAAGCCTTCATGCTCTGCGACCGGCTTTTTGATGTCGTAGCCGTTATCGGTCAGCCACTTGAACCAGTCGTTCGATGTCTTGAATACGAGCCCTGCGGCTCTGCATTCGTGAAAAAATAATTCATTCATGGTCTTTAATCTCTTTAAAGTGAATATCACTACATCTTGCACAAGGGCAAAATTCTGTCAACCCTTTAGTATCAAGAGCACATATATCGCAAGTATTCTGCTGTTCTGGTACATCATCATCCGACACTACTTTCAGTAATCTACCGTTAACGTCCAGCAATGTACCTTCCTCGAAATCCTTGGCTATTTCATACGGCTCATTAATTACAATTACTTCTTTTTCCATAATTCTTTCGTTTTAAGCGTTTAAAATCTGTTTGCCTTATAATTTACCGCCCGAAGCGTGAAAACGTCCCAGAGCGGCTATTTTTGCCCTCATCCGTTATTTTTCGGGCTTCCAGTCGATGCCCAGCCGCTGCAGAACTCCACGTTCGTAGTATCTTGTCAGCGAATCCTTTGCAGGCTTGTTGTTTGGGTTCTTCTTCAAGTCTTCAAGGTTCTGCTGGATTACCCATCTGAACTTGTTGTCTTGGTTCTGCTGGCTCGCTGGCTGCTGGTGCTTGGCTTGCTCGTAGAGTTCCCCGATGCTCGGTCTTGCCGTTGCCGCTGGATCCTGCGCCTTGACTGCTGCCGATTGCGGCTGCTGGCTTGTGGCTGGCTTGGTGTTGTCGTAGTTGCCCTCCAGCACCTTCGGGAAATACTTCCTTGTCATTACCCAGTCGTATGATGCCCAGGAATGCCCTGCGTTCAGATAGTCGCTAGCCATAGCCTTGTCGATGGCTAGGTAAATCTTGGAAATATCTCCCTTGCAGTCCTTGAGCCTTCCTCTGATTGCCTCCTTGCGGTTTTCCGTCATCAGCGTCAGCCTTCGCATTGCGCTGTTGGTCTTGTCGTGCTGCTCGTTCCAGTAGTCCTTGATGCTTGCGTAGTCGATTTCGCCTTTCTTGGATTTCTTCTTCTCAGAACTTTTTTGCGGTTCGCCTGCAGCGCAAACGTTTTTCTCGGAAAAACTTTGCATAGAAGCTTCTTTAGAAGGTTCTAATATATTTGTTTCTTTAGAAACATCATTATCATAAACATTATCATTTACATATTCATTATCATAAACATTATCATATAAGGTTGTTTTTTTAACCTCTTGGTTATTTTGGGTTGTTTTTTTAACCTCTTGGTTATTTTCACAACCAACTGGTTGTTTCTTTCTTGCGTTCTGATTTCCCTTCGGAGCACCACCCTTTCTACCGTTTGCCCTCCATCGTTCGACCTTCTCTTCGTACTTTGCTTTATTCCGTTTCATATCGTCAACGATAAAACCGAAAGCCATACGCACGACTGGTTCGAGACTAATAGTCTCCCCATCCCTTGCGTAGAGAAATATCGCTCGCGTCAGTTGCCCGAGTTGTTCATCGGTCAGCCCCTCGATAAGAGCGTAGTATGATGTGTATAAGATAAATGAATCACTCATGATGTTTTATTCTGATAATGATAGTTTCTTTTCCAGCTTCCGTTTTAAGACTGTAGCCATCCGGATTTTGTTCCGCTGGCTTGTGTCGGTCGGTGCTGTCACTTCCCCACCTAGGGAAATATAATTCTCCAGTTGAGAAATTATATTTCTTAGGTCGGTTTTTGATATAGGAACGCTAGCCATAAGCCCTGCCTTTACTTAATGAGTAATCTTCGTGCTCCCTGCACCTGCTTGATGTAGGCAGCGCATTCCTTGGGATGGTCTGTCTGAAAAGCCTTGGCATCGAACTTCTCGCTTGCCTTCGGTGCTTTCCACGTTGCCAGCGTCTTGCCGTTTCCGTCCACGATACTCTCAGCGTCCCCGAAGAACAGCTTCAAGTTGTCCTCAATCTCATCCTGCTCGGTCTCCAGTTTCTTGTTCTGAACCTTGAGTTCCTTGAGCCTAGCAATCTGTTCGAGTATCTCCTTCGTTGCGGTCACTTCCTTGCCAGCTACATGTAGAGGAGACTTTAGGAGAACGTCTTGTGCGCTGTAGGCTGGCGGCTCTTGGTTGCCCACGATGTAGTCAAGCCAGAACTTGGTTATCTCGTCCCTCATCCAGCCATAAAACTCTGGATCGAAGTCGATATCACGGTAGCCGAACTCTCTGCCTGCTGTCAGCCAGGCAAGTGCTCCGTCCTTGTATTCGCCAACTCCGAGGTTCATTTGCAGCTGGCAGAACCAATGTTTCGGCAGGTCGTCTGCGTCTATCTGCATCTGCGTGGTCTTGCACTCTAGGATGCTCTTGCTCGCTTCGTTGTGCGTTGCCCCGGTTCTCCAGAAGGTGCGGTCAGGACTTACTCTCAGATACGGAGTATCGGTGTTCGTGATGGTGTAGTCGTCAGTCGATGCCTTGATGATGTGGCAGTGGCTCTCTCGCTTGAAGAACTGCGCCACGGCATCCTCCAGCAGATGTCCTGCAACCATCGCAAAGTTCTCAACCTTTGGTGGGTCGATGCCCTTCTTGCGTCTCCACAACTGGTATGGCGTTTCCCATGGGTTCAGTCCCAGTACTGTACCTGCCTCTGATGCGCCTATTCCCTTTGAGCGGTTCTGCAACCACTCCTCTCTGTTCTTGTACTTGATAATCTGTTTCATTGTCTGAATGTTTTCATTAAGAATTTTCTTGCTGCTTCGATAATAAGATGGCGAAGGAATCCGTCCTTTTCCATTGCCTGTTCAATTCCATCTGCGAGGTAAGCGGTTTTACCGTGGTAAGCAATATGAAAATCGAATCCTTGGTTTCCGTCTTCATCTGCATCTCCAGTCGGCTCTATTGCAGCCTGCAGATAGCATCTTTCTTCTTCGGCTTCTTCTGCCCATGCCTTGTAACCATCTGCGGTTCTGTCAAAGTACTTGTCGATGGTGCTCTTGTGTCTCTGTTTGTTTTCTTTTTCTGCCATAATTTTACTGAATGTTTAATAGTTGCCACGGCTTCCCTTGGTAGGTTATGATGGGAGCCCACCCCATAGGTTGTGCCGTGGCGGTTCGGGCAAACGTTATAACTTTATAAACTAAAACTATTTCTTTGCGGCTGTGCCAGTCTTGCCTTGGCTGCGGCTCATTGCCTTCTGCGCCTTATTCTTGGCGTCATCGGCTGCTGCCTGCGCCTGCTGTGCGATTGCTTCCTGCTGCTTTGGCTTCTTGAAGGTCTCCTCTACTGTGGTCGTACCTTCCTTGATAGCGTTGTACACACCAGCAAGCTTCTGAATATCCTCTGCCGTGACTTCCTCGGCTGATTTCTTGCCCAGGTATTCCAGCAGCATAAGGTCTGTTACCTGATACACTTGGAAGCAGGCTACACAGCTCTTCCACTGGCTCTGTACGCCAGTCTGCTTGATGTGCTCGAGTGCCTTTGCCTGCACTTCCTTCACCACGCTTGCAATCAATACCTGCGGCACGACCTTGCAGATTGCGTTACGCTGGGCGATCGCCACGGCTGCATTGCCAACCACCACCTGCATATCCTGCGAGTAGGTGTAGCCCTTCGAGGTCAGAATGCTTCGCTTTACTTCGGTAGAGTAGGCAACGTTGCTCTCTAGGTCATGGCAGACGCCTTGTGCCGTGATGGTCTTGCCATCGTTTGCGATGATGCGACCAGCGATGCGCAGGTTCTTCCAGCAAGCGGAAATGATTTCCGTAAACCTGACGCTAGGACCCTCGATTACTGTTGTCTTTCCGTCCTTGTCCTTGCGCTCCAGATGATAGAAGCAGTTGTAGGCCACATCATCGTCCATCGCTGCCAGTGCTATCATGTTCTTCTTGCATTGCATGATGTCTCGAGGGAACTTGTGCGCTGTGGCAATCTGTCCGTCAATCTCCGAGCGGTTGATAGCTTCCAGCATTTCGCCACCGCTCACTTGAATAATTTCATTTTCCATAATTCGTTCTTTTTATTGTTCAACATAATCTTTTAATTAACTCTAGTGGAAGGCTGGGGATTCGAACCCCAGTTGACTGCCAAAACTTACCCCCCCCTTGCCAGCTGCCGAGGGATGCCCTTCCGTTGCAGGGCGCACGCTTTCGTTTCCGCATATTGCATGGTAAAAAACAACTAATTAGATAACCTTGAAAAATGAGTTTTGCGTGCGCCCTTTGCCCTGCCGCTGCAGGGAGCCATATAATAATTGTTTAACATCGTAATCAAACCAGTTGAGCCATAAGGCTGTCGAGCCTGCTTTCCTCGAAGGAGTCCATCGGGTCTTGGTCTGCGTATTGGCTGTTCTCTTCCAGCCAGTCGTCCATCACGTCTTGATAGTTGACGCAACCCTCGAGGGCTTCCTCCAGCCGCTCGCTGTCGTTGTTGTTATTCTTATGCGAAACGACCGCTGTGTTCCCGGTTCTGTCGCACCATACGCAGATGTTGCCTGCCTTGGTCTTGATGTCTACCCTTGCAACCGCTGGTCGCTGTGGATCACGGTCTAACTCCAGCCAGATGGCATCGTACATTGCCTCTTCGCATTGTTTGATAATTCTTGGTTCCATACGCTCTTACCGTCTGATTAAATAGTTAAAGAATGTCAGACGTGCGTCTGCAAGCGTCTGCTTGTTGAACTCGCTCATCGGGAGAACCGGAACTCCGTCTAGTGAAAGACAAAGCATGTTGTCGAACTCCCTTACCTGAATGCGTCTTTCCGCTTCCTTCATGGTTGCCAGTCGCTTGCTGTCCTTTCGCTCCTGCTCCCACTTGGCGGTCAGCTGCTTCGCTTTTTCGTAGGCATTCATCATAGGGCAATCCTCCATACTTTTTTTATCTCGCTGCCCTCGAAGACCTTGCGGTTGTCGATTCTGCGAAACTTGACCTTAATCTTGCCAGCCTGCAACCATCTGCGCAGGGTGTTGCGATGGATGCCCAGTACCTTGCAGGTTTCTGTCATGGTGTATCTGCCTGCATCTGCTACCTTTGGTTCTTCGTTCGTCATAACTAAGCCCTCCAGAAAATTAAAGTTACTAATGCGATGGCAACTGCCAGGGATAATACTTCGTCACTTGTGATAATCTTGATAAACTTCTTCATACGCTCTGAATGTTTAAATTGGTTCTACTTGATTATTTGCGCACGGCTGCACGTCTCTTCTTTGGTGTTATCAATCCAGCCTTGATGAGGATAACACGCACGTTCTGCTGGGTGCAACCAACACGCTGTGAAACTGCGAGCATTATTCTGCTGTCTGAGGTGTCGGCAGGTGCTTTTGCTCGGAAATCTGCAAACATCGCTATGATGTTCTTCTTTCTTTCGTCCTGCTGCTTCTGCAACGGTGTTCGAAAATCATAATTAAAATTTTCTCCCATTTTATTTGTATTTTAAATTATTTTCTTTATCTTTGCAAAAGAGTTTTTAAACTCGCTTTGTAATTCGGTTGCAAAGATAGTTTAATTTAGTTTAATATGCAAATAAAATAAATAAAAACTGCATTATTTTAACTAGTATTAATACTATTATAAACTATTTTACATTATTTTAAACTGGTTTGATATGTGTACAAATGAAGAAGTAATAAAGAGAATTACAGAAATTAGAAAGAAAAATGGATTATCCATTAATAAGTTGGCTGATAAATGTGGGGTTAATTCTGCAAACCTTTCGAGGTCTCTTGCAGGAAAGGCTTCGCTTACCGACCGTGTAATTTACAAAATCGCCAATGCACTGCACGTCTCGGTTGACTGGCTTGAAAATGGTATTGAACCAATGTTCTCCCCTACGGTCGCCAGTACTGCCGATGTCGGTGCAGGTATTACTGGTTCCAACGTCTCCCAGTCAATAAGTAGTGATGCTGCCTTGGTTAGAGAGTTGGAACTACTTAAAAAGATGGTTGCGGATAAGGACGAGGAAATCAAGTTCCTTCGTACGCAATTATCGACAAAAATAAGTGGTAGCGTATGACTGGTTTAGAGCTAAGAAGGTATGTTGGATACTCTGGGCTTACAATGAGCGATATAGCAAGGGAATTGGATACCAGCCCACAAAATATTCGATACAAAATGACAAGGGAAAGAGTCGATAATGATTTCGTGGAAAAGGTGCGGAATATTGTTTCAAAGTACGCCCCTTCCTTATCAACAGAAGTACAACATGCGATGCTTGAAAACAAGCTGAATTATTGCGTGACTGGCGAGGGGCTTAAACGACGTTTAAAAATGTATGGAATTTCTTTGAGTTACGTTGCTGCCAGCTTAGGAACAAGTCCTCAGAATTTGGGCGCAAAGCTAAACAGGAAGTCTGTTAAATTAGACTTTGCCCAAAAGGTTGAAGATGTAATTCAAAAGTACAAAGAGGAGATAGGGCTTGACTCAAACTTTCCTTTAGAGCAACCGGAGTCTTCAGAAGAACAAATGCCTTCAACTACACTAGAATCGGTTTTGATGGCAAAAGTTGAAAGACTCGAAAATGAAAATTCCTTCCTGCGAAAGCAAGTTGAAACCCTGCTTGCCATTGTGGGACAGAAATAATTTAGTAACTTTGCAGCGCAATGTGGATAGAAAAATTAGGCTCGTACTTCGTTGATGTGTCGAAATATATCTTGACTGGTGTCGTGATTAGTTCGCTATTCAAGGATTTCGAGGATAAAGTATTAATTTATATAGTTGGAATCGCCCTAGCCTTCCTCTGCTTGGTCGTGGGTCTCGTACTCAGCAACAAAAAGGATGGAAAGGGCAAAAAGGAAAAGGAGAAATAAGTTATGGGAGTATATTTAGCTTTCTTGTTTGTGGGAGTGCCTTGTATGGTGTTCCTCGCATTCTGTCTCACTAGAAACGGCAAAAAATGGCTTAGACAAAATAACTTGCTTTAGATTATGGAACTAGCAACTTTATTTATGTTCATAGGTGCGGTTATCGGCACAGGTCTCGTGATTTGGTCTAAGACGAAATCTGGCGAGAAATGGCTGCGTGAACTTTAGTTCTCGCTTCAGGTACAATATCAACTAAAATTCTAAGTAACGATGAAAGATGAGGATTTCATAGAGCGGAAGGAGAAGGTGCTTCTTGCCGCCCTCGGGAAAAGCTGGCTGTGGAAAGCCAGCAGGTTGATAATAGGCATTATCCCTCCAGTGGGTGCGCTTGTAATGCTGGTTCACTGCACTCTGCTCTCGTTCGGCATTCGGGTAAAACTCACGGAGTGGATATTCGACTGCTCACTCTTCGGCTTCATTGCCTGGATCATCGTCAGCCTTGCCTATGGCTTCTGCTGGGTGCATCGAGCGTTCGCTACATACGGAGTGCTGATTTCATTCTGCATCGACTTCCAGCGTTCTTTCGGGTTCGGTATTTTTCGCCAGCCGCTGCAGCTGCTGATGGTCGCCCTAGGGCTGCTGCTCTTCTTCGTCTTCATCAAGAAAAAGGCTTGGAATGAGTTCTACGACAGAAATATAAATCATTTAAATAAATAGCGTATGGGAAGTTTCATAAATGAACTGGCAAAGGGTTTCGTTCGCTCTGCTGTCAATCAGGTAGGAAGGGATGCTGGTCGTGTTGTCAGCAATAACATCTATGGCGATGCTCACTCTATACCGCACCGAAATGTTTCCGCAGGTGGTGCTGGTCGTGTTTCCAGCGTTGGAAAGGTAGAGAATGAGGAAACTGTAATCATCGAGCCTTCGGAAGGAAAAGCTATTGCTTGGTGCGTGGTTGCTCTCTTCTTCAATTTCCTTGGTGCAGTCATCCTTCTTGTCGTTGGCTACAGAAAGCTGAAAAACAAATACGTTGCAAGTGCTTGGCTTTATGAATCCCAGGCGGTCTATGTCGCTGATGGTCGCTATAAGGCTGGAGAGCGTTATGATGGTCACCAGTTAAGCAGGCGAAAGATAGAGGTTCCTGCTGATGAGTTCATGATTGAGAAGAATGAGAAAATTGCAAAGATATATCTATACGCTGGCTTTGCTATCTTAATTTGTTGTTTATTTGTTACAATTGCATCGATATGAAAAAGATAATAATGCTGTTTGCGCTTGCGCTCATGTGCGTGGGTGTGCATGCGCAACATACGGTTTACTGCGAGGTAATGCAATTTAATACTGGAAGTCCAAAGGCTCTCATCGTTGTTGATTTCGGAAATAAGGGAGCGGATGAGATAGTCGATGAAAATGGAAAAAAGGTAAAGTTCAAATCATCGGTTGATGCGCTTTCATACTTTGAGAAACTGGGATGGTCTGTTGTGTCCGCTTACTCTGTTGTAGCATACAATGGATTGGCAAACGTTCCAACGGTTCATTATCTGCTGCAAAAGAAAGTTGCTTCATACGATGAGAAAATGGACGGAATCCGTACAAAGAAAAGCGAGCCAAAAAAGAAAATAAACCTTGGCGATGATGGCTACTTTGAATAACCTTATCGCCTACGAGGAATACCTGCCAGTGCTAACCCCTTCCGAGGTGGACCTGCTGCTGGCTTCTCGCCCCTCGCTGGCTCAGTTGCAAGACTGGTCGCAAAGATTGAATAACCACCGGGTAAGGCTGGAAAGCGTTTTCAGTCGTGCCTATCAAAAACAGAAAGATTATGGAAGATAAAAATCTGATGTCCGCTGATGTGGATATAGTAGTTCGTTTCTTCTCTGCCATCGACCGCCTGAAGGCTGATGGTTGCATTGGCGGTCTGAAGACGATAACTGACCGGTATGGTCTCAACCGCTGGAACATCATGTCCCTGCGAGACGAGCCTGCCGAGTACTACGGTCGCTTTCGTCCGTCTTGGGTTCAGTTCCTGGTACGTGATTACCACATCAACCCATACTGGCTGCTCCTTGGCTCGGGAGAGTTCTATGCAACTGGCTTCACGCCCGAAATCGTGAAAAACCTGAATAAAAACTGCACAAGAAAAAAAGCAGTCTGCATAAGTTTTTAATTTTCAATTATTTAGAACATACGTT